CACTTCCTGGACCCCATATCTATCGTATAGCTTAAACAATGGTGTTCCAGTTGTGCCCGATTGGAAAATTAGCGGTGTGCTTGGTGATAGTTGGAACAATCTACCCCACTACATAGAGGAAATGTCTGCTAGTGATAGACAAAAGCTAGCATTTAAACAAAAAGAAAGTTATAAATCCAACGTGCTTTCTTGGGAAAAATCAGTAGAATTAACTAACAACGCTGTAGAAAGAGAGTAGGTCTTTATGTCCGAAATAAATATGGATTGGGTACGAGATCAAATGACAGACGCCAAGGTAACTCAAACTGTTGGGACGTCTGTTCTACGACTCCTAGAGGTTTGGGAAACAATGAACCACAAAGAAGAGACGGCAAAAAACACTATTGAAATTTTTTCAAAACTTGCTCTAGGCCATGCCTTAGTAGAAGGTACAATAGACAATCTTTCAGGAACTTGGGTAGATGCGCGACCCGGGCAGATTATAGTTACAAATATTGTTAGAGTTAAGTCAAACATATTTTCCGACAACCTAGGAAAAATTCATAACGGTCGGGTAGGAAAAGTTGTTGGGGTCAGGTACGGAGACATTATCGTTAAAACAATTGATGGAAAGACTCCAGAACTTGATGGAGCTCACTACGCACCCCACATGTTAGAAAAGCTTGTTAAGTAGTGACAAAAACTCTACACTTTTCTGTTTCTGGAGATTCAAATCTCGAGCTAGAAGATAAGGCCAGAGAATTTGTTTTATTATATTTAAATCTTTCTGACGGAGAAGAAGAACCAAAGTCGCAGTATGAATTTTTTGTAGAGGAAGACACAGATTTTGAAGCAGAGTTCACTTACAAAGCCGACGTTATCGTTAGGATAAAAAATATATGAGCGAATCTGAAGCACCTATAGTAGAAGAATCCTCTCCTCTAAGGGTAGAAGCACTAAGAGAAGCAGCACGACTTATTAACTCAGAAAGAAATGTACAATACGGACCACCGTCAGAAAATTTTAGAAGAATTGCTCGAATATGGTCTGTAGTTTTAAGCACTGAAGTTACGGAAGAAGACGTGGCAATGTGTATGGTTGCCCTAAAAATGGCACGCTACGCCGCAAAAACGGGATATCAACCTGACACATGGATTGACATCGCAGGGTACGCAGGCTGCGGCTACGAAGTCGGAGCCGCTGAATAATGTCAATAAAACCTCCTTGGAAATTTGAGACACCTAACTGCAGGGGAGAAGACACCACAGGCTTCTATACAGAAGACGACGGACTAGAGACTACAAAAGAGCAAAAGAAGGAAATAAAAAAGATATGTGGCGGGTGTGTCCACCAACTAGACTGCCTCGAGTGGGGTCTAGAGAAGGAAAGATTTGGGGTATGGGGTGGCCTCAACAACAGAGAACGATCCCTTCTCAGACGTAGACGGCGCAATAAGGCTTTACTGGTCTGATGGAACTCTTCACTTTATTTAGCTAGTAGAATTAGTCTTATGGATACGACCGAGAATCTTAAACCACTACCAATGTGTGAAGACTGTTGGTTAAATGACCACTCTCGGTGGGAGCCTGAAAGTATCAATGATGAGGGCAGTGTCATAATGAAACTTATGGGGGTTGATGTGCCTCACAAAGTAAATACAGGCGAAGTTGAAGTGTGCTGTATGTGTGGCGGTCTCACCGTATCGGGTATCTACGAATTTAAAGATCCAAGTAAAGTATTGTTCTCTGACAGTTCAGAAATTAGTCAAGGGTTTGAAATTGAAATTAGTGAGTATGGATTAGATGGAGATGACTATTGAAAAACGATAGGCCTGGAGATTGGTTGTGGGAGGAGTGGGACGGAGATCCTTTCTTATTCTCTGAGAATGATTTGGCGTATTTCACATATGAGTGGGTAGACCTAGATAACGATGTAGTAAAAAGAGCTCTAGCCTCGTGCCTACAGAGAGACGGGGTAGTGGACTCTCTCTCTGAAGGCTTTAAGGCCTGCGACTCGGTATCTTTTGTTGATACAGGATACTGCGGAGTAGTTGATGGAGAAGAGAGTATTGTCATGTGCAACAATAATGGAGAGACTCCGTTTGGGGATTTTGTTTTAGAAGTTAAGAAGATAACCCTAGTTCATCTATAATAAATTTTCTTTCCTTTTTAGTGTATTATTACGGGGTGTGGACTCCTGCTAAAAGCTTACAATGGCAAAGAAAAGCAGAGTGCGCTAAACCAGAAAATCAAAAGTATATGAACAACTTTTTTTCTAAAGTCTTTGAAGAGAAATACGAAGCAAAAAACATGTGCTTCTCTTGTCCGGTAAGAAAAGACTGCCTCCAGTGGGCCTTAGAACACCGACAAATTTGGGGGGTATGGGGCGGTAAAGATGAGGTAGAACTTAGAAGAACCTTGTCAGTGTCTTTTAACGGAGAAGAGACACGGAGAAGACGATACCCCAACTGCCCATATTGTACGGCTTGGCCGCAAAAACTAGAGGTATCTGTTGAAGACGTTCCTGGTGGTGGCAGATGGACTACTGCTAAAGTAGTTACCTGTACCGAATGCGGGTTTTCTTGGAGAAGTAGGACTAGCGCAAACGCCGTAGAAAACTATAAAGCAGTTAAATCAGAAAGAGATAAAGAAAGAAAAGAAAAAAGAGAGAAGTTAGCTAAGACCAAGGAATCCCGGAAACAACACTAACTATTCCAGTACTTTCGTTAAATCTTTTTATGGCTCGTTCTTCAACTTTTTCCGGCATATATACGGCAGTCTTTACCCACTCAATGGCCTTCTGCTCTGTAAGAGAGTCCAGAGGGATAAAAGCAGGGGAATAAGCTTCTGGAGAGAACCTGGAAGTTCCTGGAGTATCAACTGACTGCTCTCCATCTGAAACTTCTACTGCCCAGGAGATAGACAGCACTCCTCCAGTATCTTCGTCCCACTCCATTTTTTTAATCTTCCATGTTACATCTAAACTCATTACTTCTACTCCTTATCTCTTATTGAGGCCGATACACAAAACTCTAAGTTCTTGATCAATCTCGCATTGTCTGGTTCAATATCTAAAGCGTTAGTTGCATGTACCACCGACACGTCATACAAGCCTAATCTATATGAAGAGATTGCAGCCATGTCGTGGGGGACGGCTCCCCAAGCATTTGCATCGCAGATATACTCCAACGGCTTTTCTGTGATTCTAAGTGCGCGACTACTAACACTATAGCAAGAAGTCCAGTCAGACCTATCATAATACAACTGAGAAAGTTCTACCCACGACTCTCTTCGATCAGGAGATTCCGCAGCAGCTCGAAGCAGCCACGATTCTTTTTCTGATGGGTTGTCACATTTAGCTAAGTACCTCATCGAAGCGGATCGTTCTGGACGCCACAATGCTCTAGGAAGAGCTAAGTGTCTTTTAAATTCGGCTACTGCCTTTTCATTCATTCCGTGGAAGAAATATTCTCTGGCCAGGTAGTGAGCGTTTCTGTCATCTTCTGGGTCCTCCGAAACAGCTAGTTCTAGGAGGGGGAAGTACTGCCCTCTAGATTTTGTGTGGTCCGGGTGGTGATGTATTTTTAGCCCTAACCATTCTTGAGTTTCTAACTCTGTAAAACTTAGTACCTCATGTACAGGGTGTCGCCATACATACCCATTACGGGCGTGTATTTTGTCCCCGCCGTAGACAAGTCCTGGGGAACCGTCATCATTCCAAGACCATGTGTACTCGTATCTTGGACGAGTTGTGGTGGCTTTTTCCATCTCTTCTCGCCAGCCGTCTGTAAATACTTCATCCATATCTAATGCAACACAGTAGTCCGCATCTTTTGGAACGATCTCCATTGCGGAATTTCTAGCGTTGTCAAATCGCCAAGGATCAACAACTTTAACTTGAACGTCTACTCCAAGCGAGCGAGCAATCTCTACTGTTCTATCTGTTGAGCCAGTGTCTAGAATAATTCGGTAGTCGGCGTCCTTACAAGACTCTGCCCATCGCTCAACGAACTGCTCTTCGTTCTTTGCAATTGTATATACGGCGATCTTCATATGTCCTCATAACGTCGTGTGTTTTACTTTTTGTTAGTTGCGGATTTCAACCCACTGCAGAGAGTCACCATCATTGTAGTAGTAGAAGAAAGTTCCCTTTCCTGTATTGAACCAGATGTCTCCTGCTGTTGGGGTAGGGACAGTTGGGGGTGTTAGACCGGAAGAGGTCTTTACCGTCCCGGTTGCACCTGTTGGTCCCGTAGGCCCAGTAAACCCTTGTCCACCTGTCGGGCCTGTAGGTCCTCCCGGAATACCTTGTGGACCCGTTGAACCTGTAGGGCCTGTGACCTGAGAAGCCGATCCGGTTGGGCCAGACAGACCTCTAGGTCCGGTAGGGCCAGTAGGTCCAGTAAACCCGATGGGCCCGGTAGGTCCGGTTGGTCCTTGGTCACCGGATCGAGAAAATTCAATTGCGTGAGATTGTAGATCTACAGGTAGGGACCCAGAAATATACGCAACAGGAATTTTAAAATACCCACTGCCATTTACAATATTTCCCACAACAGTAAGAACTGTGAAGTTAGTGCTGTTTATAGCAGAAATAGTTAAGTACCCTTTGACAACTCCGGTAGTTATTGCGTCATCCCAAGTTGCATACCACCCAGTCTGACTTGACCCAGAGGAGTCAAAATTGTCTATATATAAAAACGAAACTAGGGCAACGTTTCCATTGTCTAACCTAAAGGTTCCCGCCCCCGGGTCAGTGTCACCTGTGCTATTTGAAAACGTATAGGTTACTGAACTTTTTCCACCCGTTAAACCAGTTGTTCCTGTAGGCCCTGTAGGACCAGTAGGTCCTAGTGTTGTTGATACGGGTCCGGTAGATCCTGTTGGTCCCGTAGGACCGCCAGCGGGTCCAATGGGTCCCGTAGATCCAGTTGGACCGGTTGGGCCAGGTTGCTTAACAATCTCCCATACAAGACCATTCCAGAACCATGTGTTGTCGCCGCCCGTAACTTGGTCACCAAATACCGGTGAGTCGGGAAAATCAATTGCAGCCACGACGCTCCTTAAGAGTTACAGATATAGATAACTTACTATAGTTTATCAATTTTATATCTTTTCTAGTCCTATATTCGACTTATTGACAAAAGATTCTGCCCAAGTTTTGGCGGATTCGTCGCTATCCCAAGGACCGACTACCTCAACTAGGAGGTCGTTATAGAATACTCTGGCTATAGGAGGAGCACCCTCTACTCTGTATGTGTACATATGTTATACCTCTCTTTGACTACGAGCAATTTTTCCATTAGATCCCCCAGCAACGGCAACACTCTCATTTATAAATATAGTTTGTATGCTTTCCGAAGACAGAAAAGAGCTTGGGTACTGCGACCAAGACACTCCGTTTGAGGATATAGCTAAAAGACCACTATCCCCGACAGCAACAAATTCAGACCCAGATCTTCCTGACACGTCATTAATTGCTATAGAACCGAAAGAGCTGCTTCTCTGGGTCCAAGAAACTCCATCTGTTGATGTAGCAAGTTTTCCAGCCGAACCTACAGCAACTAGAGTTCCATTGGCTGACGCAACTGCAGATATTCTAGTTAGGCCGAACCCACTTGTGGCTCGAACCCACGTTGTTCCAGTAGATGATGTAGCAAGTTTTCCAGAATCCCCAACAGCAGTTACTCTAACTCCGTCGCTATGCACGTCATTAATAAATGTTAAGCCAAATGAGCTTGTTCTTATATTCCACGTAATTCCGTTTAGTGAGGTAGAAAGTTTCCCATCCCCACCTACGGCAATATATTGTCCAGACGGTGCGTGATATGTGAGACCTAAAATAGGGCTGGTCCCAAAACCACTTGTTCGTAGAGTCCAAGAAAGTCCGTCAGTAGAAGTTGCAATCTTACCCGCAGACCCGCCAATAACATAGAGCGTCGGGCTAGCCGCCGCAGCGAAAATAGTGTCCGTACCGAATCCTGATGTTTGGTTGTTCCAAGTTAATCCGGTTAGCGATGTTGCCAGTGCTCCTGAAGTGGCCCCAAAAACATATCTGCTGGCTGGACCGTTACCCGTAGAGGACCTTATAGTTTGTGTAGATAGAAAGGGTGAAAATACCTGCCCCCAAAGTTTTAGAAAAAGATTTTTCTCTTTAGAGTTTAAAACTCCGTGCAGGGATATAAGCATTTTTACACCGATAGGTTTCCGCTTAGAATCCATCCATTAGCAGAAAGTTTAATTAGAGACGCTACTGCGTACTGTCCGACAGTTACGGCTCTTCCACCCTCAAAATAAAGATTCATCCCGGCTGTCTCCCTAGCAAAAGTTATTCTTCCCGGTCCTAATTGAAAAATTACCATCTGAG